TGCTCTAACTGGACCAGCTGCTGGAACTGCTGGATTAATCTTTGGTGCTGCTGGCTTTGGCAATCCTGGACCATCTTGTCTGCCTACACCAGTACCGCCTAGTGTTGGTTTAGCTGCTGGTTTTGGTTGTGCCGCAGCAACATTTTTTGCACTCTGGTTAGGATCTGATACACCTTGTCTGCCCGGAGTTGCTATTGCTTTCATCATATCCCCAACGCTATTATATGCAGCAGGACCAGCAGGCTTTGGCTTAGGTGTTGTTCCTTGTCTAGTACCAGGACCGTCTTGTCTGCCCTGTGGTGGTGCTTCATTTAAAATATTTTTAAGTGCATTAATAGCGTTATGAAGATCTTGCATTAGTCGCCCTTTTTAGCAAACTCATATTTGCGTGTTTCAAGACTCTTTAGCATGTTCTCATTATACTCATCGCCAAAATTATCTTTAGCATTGTTTGCATCTTTGTAATCACTGTCTAACAGTGTCTCATATTCTTCACCTTCTGCTTTTGCTGCTTCTTCACGAGCAATCTCTTCTGGGTGGTCACTGTTGATAATAACTAAATGACTTGCAGGAACGCCAACTGTTTGACTAATGTATTCATATAGCTGATGTGCTGTTACAGGATAACTCAGTTCTGTGTCCATAATAAACACTTCTGCGTTTTGCAGTGTCTGAAAATCCATTGGATGTTCCTGGATTGGAGTTTTCTTTGGCTTGCTGATACTTTTCATATCATATTTTTCTAATGCTGTTTCCAGTGCGTTCATGCGTTCATCATCACACATCTCAGCCATTTTAATGCGAAACTTATATGTCTGTTCGCTTTCTACAAGATAACTCTTAAAACTTTTCATTGTGGTATTCCTCAATTATATGTGTGTATTTATTACTTTTCTTGATTATTTCTACCGAGGATTTCCATAAGAAGTTGGTTGCGATCAACTGCTTGTCCTTCACCATCTTCGGTATCTTCGCCATTGGCTTTTGCTTCTCGAGCAAGTCTAGCATCTAATGTTGCTTTTTTTAGTTGTAAATCAACCATACGCAGTTTTTTATTGATCTTAGCACTCTTTGCGCTTAGTGCTGTGTCCAACATACGGCTTGCATTACTGAAAATCTCACCACTAAATCGTGCTTCTACGTTCATACCCAGGTCCATCAAGTCTTTGAATGTGTCCTGTGCTAGTTGTGCAATCTCATCCATCTCTTTATCGCTGGTATCAAGTTCACGCACACTGGGCAATGCAGCATCAATTTTATCTACACTAGTTAATGCTGTTTGTAGTTGTGGAATATCGTCTGCTGTTACAGCTTCTACAACTCTGGTATTTTCTTCGGCTGTTATATCTAGTTCGTCTGCAGGTGCTACATCGAATAATTCTTCTAATCGTTTTGTCATGTTAATACTTATTCCTAGCGTTTGCCGTTGTGGAAAATATCGTCTTCAGTTACAACTCTAAAGCGCAAGCCTTTGTGTTTTGCCCACTTTGCTGCTGCTTCCCACTTTGCGTGGTTAATAGCAATAGCAAGTTTTTCTTTTTCGCGAGTCTTTTCAGTAAGCATGGTCTGTGCTTTGGGCTTGATCTCTATAAGTTCAGCATGCTTGTTGCCGCGCTTGTCCTGATATACTACAACAAAGTCTGGTACATATATTGTACCTTTGCCTGTGAGTGGATTACGATAAGGTATTTGTATTGCTTCACTTGCCCAACTTATTACACTTGGGTTGTTGTCGCAAAAACGCATAAACGCATGTTCCCAGCCACTACGATAGCGAGGCTCTTTGTTGCCACTGTACTTGTCTGGGTTTGCTATAGTGTATATGCCGTTAGCGTATTTGTTACGACTAAACATTATGCACTCACTTGGCGTGCTATATTCTCGTTTGGAGTAATGTTTGCTTCGTAACCCAGTAGACTTCTGCCACTGCGACTCATATTTAAAAATGTAGGGACTGCACTTTTTAAATCTGCGGTTGTTTCAAACTGTGCAATAACATCCAAAATAAACAAGTCTAGTTCGTTTGCTGCTTGTATGGTAGCTGCAGTAAGTGCCGCGGCGGCTTGTTCGTTGTTAGTTCTTGCTACAAAAAAACTTTTTGCTGCTTCATATTCTTGATCAGTCATCTTAATAGGTGCAGTAAAATAGTTAGTAAAGTAGTCTTGAACCCGCTGATCGAAACTATCTGCTGGATTTACAATTGGTAGATTTGTTGTCTGTGCCATTATATATTACTTAGCCTCACTTTTTCGCTGTAATACTGGCGCAGTTCTGCGCTTAGATTAGGATCTTGAAGTCTTTGCTTTGCAGTATCAACTGCAGCATTTCTTGTGCCTGCACTAGTACTCTGTGTCTGATAAGTTGTTACACTGCTTATTTTATTAGGTGCACCAATTGTACCTGTTGAGTTTGGTATAGTATTTGCATATCCAACATTTGCTACTTGTGTATTTGATGTTATGTTTGTAAATAGCGGAGTTCCTATACTTTGTCCTTGGCTACTAATACTATCATTTGTTCCATAGTTAGTTGTACTGTTAACAATATTATTTAATACACCTTGCTGTATGTTACTGCCTAGTTGATCTGCTTTGCCAATAAACGGAACTAGTATATTACTTGTAGGTTTTTGACCAGTTAATAGGTTATTTGCAACTTTTCCTAATGCTGTATTAAGCACACTTCCAAATGATAAGTTAGACAAGTTATCAAACAATATGCCTTGACTGCCAATCGTGCCTAAATTACTACTGTATAAGTCTGTTGGACGTTGTCCATTGGTATTAACAAGTTGTCCGTCAATAAATGCTTGTCCAAATTGATCTCCATCACTTAGATCACTAGTTTCAACATCGTAGTGCAGTTCGCCAAAGCCTGTAGGTCCTGTATCGTTTACATATCCGCTTGCATACTTTACAGTTTCGTAAGCAAGTTGCATAGTATGTTGCATTAATCCACTGTTTGCATAGGCATGGTTATCATGATTAAAACTTGTAATAATAGGATTGATTAGTGTATACTCTGCAAACTTGTGATTATGCATACTATAGATTTTAATGTTTTTAAAGAAACGTTTATTGCCGCGCTGCATGCCCCACTGTTGTTGAGTTCTATTTGCGTATCTATCCTGTGTATTATAACTATTGCTGTCTAAACTATAAGTCGGATCGGCACTATAAAACGCATAATACTTGTGCCATAAGTTACGAATAAGTTCCTTAACATCATCGTGAAATGTTGCAGTTACCGGATTGTAACTGATTTTATGATGTGTTTGAACTTGTCTATTATACTGATTGTGTGTTTGTACGTCAATACTATATGAAGGAAGATCTATACTTTTAACAAGTATAGGCATTTCAAGTTTTTCAACTGTGTTAAACAGGCTCTGTGCTTCTGCAGTAAATTCAAATACTACATGAAAGAGATGCCCATGCCTAGGCTGTAGTTCATAGTTGTTGTCAACAAAAGTGCGCGACGCATGTTTATAGTCGCGCACTGTTTCGCCTTGAGCTAAGGGTGATAGTAGTGGGTTTACACTAGCCATTTGGAATAACTCCTATTAGCCAGTAATAGTTTGACCTAGTGTTCTCGTTACCGCAGCACCAACGCCGTCACCTAGTGGTGATTGTACAGCATTGTCAAATCTAATACTCATTGCAACCGTTGCAGGTTCCTGACTTGCATAGTTAAGATCACCGTAGTTGATGTTCTGAATAAAGCAGCCGTATAGTTCCCAAGTCTCAAGCACACTCGGTGCGTTTGCGCCGTTGCCGCCGTCTAGGATTTCAAAGCGTGTGATAAACTTGTAGTCAATGCCTGAACTTGCACTGCTCTGCTCCATCATATCAAACTGCTTTTGTACTTGCTCTCCGCACAATTTAGTAACTGCGCCATTCACGTCATCACGTAGGTTAATTGTAACCAAATCCCATGCATGCTTGCCAATCAAGTACACTCTACTGTTGTAAACAGGAACTTCAAACTCTTCGAATGTTACACTAGGGCGTGTAATATCCATAACCTGTTTGGTCATTTCTGTACGAGGACTACTAATACCAAAGTTCTCAAATGATGCACGGAAGCGGTATTTAAGTTTTGGCATAAGCAAGCCCTGGCTTGCTGCACTCTGATCACCGTCTAGCGGCACTGTAAACTTTGTTAATGATGAAACTGACATGTCGTTTCGCTCCTATATTAATTATAAAAGTATTTATCTATTTTCAGTCATAAAAAAAAGGGGGCATTTCTACCCCCCATTAGTTTCTCCAGTACGTTAAACTGTGCTTGCTGCAGCTACGTTTCCGCTTGCAATCTCACCTGTGTTCTTAAGTCTGATTGGAATAAAGATAAATTCCGCAGCCTTTGTAGGTTCAATAGCAACATCAACATATAGTTCGTTGCGATCAATTCTACCTGGTGTGTTGTTTGTATCATCACAAACTACCAAGTAGTCATATACACCACGCTTTGCAACCAAGTCGTTAAGTGTTTGTTCGATTTGCTGCTTTAGCTCATCTCTAGTAATCTTATCGTTTGGTTCAAACACATAGCCTGTAGCAATTGTTTGTAGCTGTCGTCTTAGATAACTTACAAGTCTTGCAACATTAATACGATCTAGCGCACTAGTACTTGTTGCACGAGTCTTGTTACCATAGTTAAGAATTCCACTGCCGTTAAAGAATGCAATTGGATTAACTCTGTTTGTATACAGTGTATCTCTTACACTCTCACGAATGTTATCATTAACAAATGCGCCTGTTACACTGTTAACATAACCAATGCTTGCAACATTATCTACTAGTCCACGTCTTGTGCCTGCTGGTGCAAACCATGGGAAACTAATATCGTCACTTCTTGCAATTGTGCGTAGCATCATGTGACTTGCTGGAACAACAATTGTGTTGCCACTTAGGTCATTTGTAGTTGCACTTGGGTAGAACACACTCATGTAAGGATCACTAGTTACTAGTCCATCTTCACTGTTGTCACTTGCCGCCGCTGTGTTTGTTGCCCAGTTCTCAATAGCAGTACTTGTTGCTGCTAGTCTCATTGGACTATCACCTACTATAAACGCTGTTTGACGTCTGTCATTGTTTAGGCTTACCATGTTGCTGATTAGCTCTGGGTAACCAGGTGCTGCAATAGTGTTAAAGATTCTTGCATCTTCACGAAGCTCTGTGCTTGCATCAAGTGCAGATTTCATTGCATTAGTAACAATTCTGCGTACTGCTTTGCGTCCGAATGTTGTACCACTCTGTGTTACCCATGCATCCTTTTCTGTAGGAAGCGTTGGATATGCACTTGTGTCACTAAAGTTAGTGCGTGAGAAGTAATCACTCTTAAACTGCTTCACACCATATGTACTGCGACGTGTGTTAAACAGTAGCATACCACGTGGGTAAATTGTTGGATCTGGACGGTCAATATCAACTGTATCACTTGTTAGTAGACTTGCAATTGTTGGAATTGTACCAGTTACAACGTCTGTTGTTGTGTCACCAATAAAACGTGCATCGCCGAAAATAATACCATTTTCAGTTGTTGTGTCTGTTTTATCAATTGCTACCCATGTTGCTTCGCCACTTACTGTTTGACGTCTATATAGTGCTGGATAGTTTTCCAAGTCACTTGTGTCAATCCACAAATCACCGTTAACTAGTGCAGTGTTGTCACTTTGTAGAGTTGGTTCAACAGTGCTAAAGATAACACCAGCTGGACTTGTATTTGCTAGTGCAAATCCACGTGTATCAGTAATGTTCTGATAGCCTTTCCAAGTTGTGCCATCATGGATCATAATATCTGCTTCAAAGCCACCTGCATACCAGTATGTGTTATCTGCTGGATTTGCACTAGGTGAACTAGTTGCTGCAGTGTATGTATCTGCAATCCAGTTACTTACAATAAGGTCGCTGTTATTACCTGCACGAACCTGCTTAGTAGTAATTGCTGTACTAATACCTGCATCTGCTAGTGGAGTGCCACTTGTGTCTTTAAGGACAATCACACCGCCTAGTGCATGTGTGATCTGCAAATACCCGCCGCTAGTAACACTTGCACTTACGTTTGCAACGCCTGCGCCGTTAATGTCACTTGCGATGTCTGCAATACCTGTGCCACTTACTGCAACTGTTACTGCACTTGATAATGCTGTGCTGTTTGCTGCACTTGCACTGATTGTAAATGTATCACTGCCTGTTAGCGGTGCTGCTGCATTAATTGTACCAGTTACATTCAATGCACCTGCGCTATAACGCTTGAACAACTTGTAAGTTACTGTATCATTTTCAGTTACATCATACTGTACATAAAAACTGCCTGCTGTAATAGCACTGCCGCCTGTCGTGTCAAGATTCTTTAGTGCAGTTTGATCATTTTCATATGCTGGAGCACTGCCACCAACAAATGCTGCTGTAGCACTATCATATGTGCTAACGTCTGCTAGGAATCCGCTGTTACTGCTTGTAGTCTTGACCCAAGCACTGCCTGTTGGACGAGGTGTTGTGTCTGTTGACTTCCATGCTGGAACAGTGTAATGTGGATCTTGTGCAATAGCTGGTCTTGCATATGTGCCTGCTGTTAAGCCTGCATCTGTAAGGATTGTACCAGTGTTATTAGCAAGAATGATCTGCTCACTTGCTGCACTGCTTGTTGCATAAAGTTCAAGTTTATTGTTAACTGCCGCTGCAGTAACGCCTGTAATTGCTGCAGTGTTAATATCACTTGCAAGCGTTGTTACTGTTGTGCCTGTTAGTGTAACTGTTGATCCGTTAATATCAACGCTGTTACCTAGTGTTAGTGTTGGGCTTGCTACTGTGCCAGCAATTGTTGCATGTGCAACCTGCCACGCTGCGCCGCCTACTAGTACCCAAGCATTGCTGCGGTTCTTGTAGTAAACAGGATTGCTGGTGTTTGTTGCAACCAATGCATAATCACCAATCGCACCGATTGAAGTCTTTGGAACACCGCCTGTTAGATCAGTTGTACTTGTAATAACTGTTGGAACTTTGTTAGTAAACACTCCTGTGCTCTGATTCCATTCAAAAATACCCCAACGTGTATCTGTGCTCATGTCCCACCAAACTGTTCCTGCTGTAGGATTGCCCAGTGGACGACTTGTGCTGCTTGCTAGTTCTGCAAGGTCAACATCTGCACGGATAACATATGCTCTGTTACTTACGCCAAGTAAACTGTATGCTGCCATCAAACCATATTCGTTAAGTTCGTAACCGTTAATCGGTGTGCCTGATGCAGTGTTATAAAATGTTGGGTTACCGAAAGTACTTGTTAGTTCTCTCTGGCTTCCGATCAAGTATGTCTTACCAGCGTTGGCTGCGGTTGTTCCTGCCGCTGTGCCTGTGCCAGTACCACTTGTCTTATCTTGTGCAGTTGCAACA